GTCGCCTTGTGGCGATATGTGGGCACCAGATAATTTGCAATCGATGTGTAAGAGTTGCAACAGCTCTAAAGGTGGCCGTTTTTTTAGCCACAAGGCGACCCCCCCTGTCTTTTCTTCCTGTTTCTCCCCAAAAACGGCTGTAATGACCCAGCAAGGCCCTTGCGCTGGCCAACCCGAGCAGGATGTTAACTAGTGACTGCAAAACCTAAACAGGCGCTACGAGGGGCAATCAAACCACGCTTAGAAAACGCACCACTCAAAGGCCCTAGCCGTGGCGATGAGGTTGCACAGCTAGCAGAGGATATTGGCCTGCCTCTTTTACCCTGGCAGCGCTACGTACTTAACGATATGTTAACAATAGACAAAAATAAAATGTTTATTCGTAAGACTAACCTCTTGCTGACAAGCCGCCAGCAAGGTAAAAGTCACCTGGCGCGTATGCGTATCCTGGCGGGCTTATTCTTGTTTAACGAGCGTAACCACGTGGTTATTAGCTCGGCTCGCTCAATGGCTTTAACTACCTTTAGAGAAGTAGCACAAGCTATAGAAGATAGCCCTATCTTAAAAAAAGAGCTTAAGAGCATCCGCTATGCCAATGGTAATGAAGCTATAGTCTTAAAGTCAGGGGCACGGTTGGACGTACGCGCAGCTACACGCGACTCTGCTCGAGGCGCTACGGCAGATTTTCTATTTATAGATGAGTTACGAGAAGTTGACCAGATGGCCTTTGCCGCTGCTATGCCTGTTACCCGCGCACGGCCAAACGCTCAAACTTTGCTAGCTAGTAACGCAGGCGATGCCTTTAGCGTGACCTTAAACGAGCTGCGCGAGCGATGCCTGGCGCACCCGCCCGAGTCTTTAGGTTATTACGAATACAGCGCGCCACAGTTTGCAGCTCTAGATGATAGAAAAGCCTGGGCCCTGGCTAACCCAGCTTTAGGCATACTGGTCACCGAGGCATCCATTTTAGAAGCTTTAACGACACAAACCACCGAGCAATTTAGGACAGAGACACTATGTCAATGGATAGATTCGCTACAATCACCGTGGCCACACGGTTCTGTTGAGGATGCCAGCGACATAACTCTAAAAATGGCACCTGGGCCTTTAACTGTTTTTGCTTTTGATGTTAGCCCTAGCCGCCGCGATGCAAGCCTAGTAATGGGTCAATTATTGCCCGATGGCCGCATAGGTGTAGCTGTGTTAGATACCTACAGCTCGCAGGTAGCCGTAGATGAGTTAGCTATAGCTGCAAGTATTAAAAAATGGTCAGATATGTATTACCCACGTGTAGTTTGTTATGACAAGTACACCACGGCATCTATAGCCCAGCGTTTACAAAATGCAGGCGTACAAACGCGAGATGTATCGGGCCAGGCGTTTTATACTGCGTGTTCAGACTTTCACGATAGCCTAGTAAACGACAGGCTGCGCCACTCAGGCCAGGATTTACTTATACAACAGATGGCAAACTGCGCGGCAAAAATAACACCCGATGCCTGGCGTATTGTGCGCCGTAAATCTGCAGGCCCTGTAGATATTCCAATCGGCCTAGCTATGGTTATTCATATACTGGCACAGCCCGTATCTGAGGCTAAAGTATATGTTTAGACACGCCGAAGGTGTGGATAACTTTACACCTGTGGATAACCTATAATTCGCCCTATGGGTATATTGCAAACTTTAGGCATATCTAAAAAAGATGTTACCGCCCAGTTAGCCCCTGCCGTTATGTCACAAGGTTACGGCGTAGGCGTTTATAACTATGGCGGCCTTTATGCAACTGGCAACGGTGCCCCATTTATGGACAGGTTTACAGCTCTACAAGTGCCCTCAGTATCACGTTGCCGTAATTTAATTGCTGGCGTTATTTCAAGTATAGATTTAGAGTTATACAAAAAATCTACAGGCGCAGAGATGGAAAGCCCGTTATGGCTTGACCAACCCGATATGCGCCAGCCACGTAGCGTAACTATTGCTTATACAGTTGACTCATTACTATTTTACGGCGTTGCATATTGGCGCGTTACATCTTTGTATGCAGACGATGGGCGGCCAAGTGGTTTTGAGTGGGTGTCTAATTCTCGCGTAACAGTTACAACCGATGAGACAGGCGAGGCCGTACAGTATTACAGCGTTAACGGTGTGCGCTCACCTATGGCGGGTATTGGTTCACTCGTTACTTTTCAATCTTTGTTACCTGGCGTATTAGAGACTGGCGCTCGTACAATTCAGAGCGCAATAGATATACAAAAAGCGGCAAGTGTTGCAGCTGCTACGCCAATGCCTACAGGATTTATTAAAAATAGCGGTGCAGATTTACCTGAGGCACAGATTAGCGGTTTGTTAGCTGCCTGGAAAGCTGCACGTGCATCACGCAGTACAGCATATTTAACAAGTACTTTAGATTATCAGCAAGTAGGTTTTAGCCCTAAAGATATGACCTACACAGAATCGTCTCAATACTTAGCGACTGAAATAAGCCGTTTAATGAATGTACCAAGCTATTTAATTAGCGCGGATATGAATACGTCAATGACATACCAAAACATTTTAGATGGCCGTAAAGAGTTTGTCGCATATTCTTTACAGCCATTTATTAGCGCTATTGAAAACCGTTTATCTATGGATGATATTACTGCGCACGGTAACGTAGTGCGCTTTGCTTTAGATGAAACGTTTTTACGTGCCGATACTGCAGCGCGTTTAGATGCAATAGAGAAAATGCTTAATCTAGGTTTAATAGATTTACAGCAAGCTCAGAGTATGGAACAACTAAGCCCGATGGGCCTTAATGAAAGGAACGGCACTAATGATATTAACCTTTAGTGGCAACGTAGAAGCTGTAGATAGTGGCGAGCGCCGTACTATTTCAGGCAAAATTGCACCTTATGGTGAGATTGGTTATACAAGTGCAGGTAAAGTTGTTTTTGCCGAGGGTTCAATTACTGCACCTGAGCCAAGTAAAGTAAAACTTTTAATGTCACACGATAACTCAAAGCCAGTAGGCCGTATGCAGAGTATTACATCTGCTAAAGATGGTTTATATGCAAGTTTTAAGGTAAGTGCCTCATCACGTGGTAGTGATGCAATTTTGCTAGCCCAGGAACAACTTATGGACGGCTTATCCGTTGGTGTTGAAGTTACAGCATCAAAGCCCCAGAAGGATTATCTCCTGGTCACCGCTGCCACCTTACGCGAGGTGTCACTCGTAGAGAGCGCTGCCTTTGCAAGCGCTGCGGTGCAAAAAATTGCTGCCGCTGCAGGCGATATGCCTATGGATGCTGCTATGTCCACAAGTACAAAAATTACGACAACTAACACCGTAATAAACTCAACAACAACCGAAACCGAAACCGAAACAGAAAGCGAGGCCGCTGTGACTACAGCCCCCGACCAAACCGCACCTGAGGCAGTAGATGCCACAGAGCAGGCTGCACCTGTAGTAGAGGCAGCTCGTAAAATCATCCTACCAAGCGCACTTAACTCTCAGCGCGTACGTACACCTATTATCAATATGGGCTCTTACACAGAGCATAAAATTAAAGCTGCACTAGGAAATGATGACTCAAAGCTATATGTAACAGCTGCAGACGATTCATTTTCAACTAACCCAGGATTTAACCCAACTCAGTACCTTTCAGAGTTCCCAACTAATACACGTTTTGGCACACCATCTATTGATGCGTGTTCACGTGGAGTTTTGCCAGCTAACGGTATGACTATTAACGTGCCATCTCTTGTTACATCTGCAGGTGGTCAGTCAGGCGTAGCACCTGTAGTAACTGTTGAAGCTGAGGCTGGAGCAGTACAAAATACAGGTATGGTTACAGAATACCTAACAGGTACAGTAGCTAAGTACTCAGGTATGAATACTATTAGCATCGAGCTTTTAGAGCGCGGATATGGTGATGGTAACTTCTTTAGCGAGCTAACTAATCAGCTACAAAATGCTTACTTAAAGACTATTGACACTACAGTTAATGCTGCACTCGTTACAGCTGGCACAGTTGCTACAACTGCACAAGCTGCTACATCTGCAGGTATTATCGGTTATACATCTGAAGCTGCACGTCTTGTTTACGAGGCTACTGGCTACTTTGCTAATAACTACATCGCTAATGGTTCACAATGGCAATTACTTCTTGGCGCTGTGGATTCCACAGGGCGCCCTATCTATTCAAGTTCTCAGCCAATGAATGCGGGCGGGCTAACACAGCCTGGCTCAATTCGCGGTAACGTGCTTGGCCTAGACCTATACGTAGATAAAAACTTTGCTGCAACTACAACTGTAGATGATTCAGCAATTATTCTCGCACCTGAGGCGTTTACTGTTTACCAGTCACCACAGGCGTATATGTCAGTTAACGTTGTATCTAACCTACAGGTACAGGTTGCTATCTATGGTTATATGGCAACAATCGCGAAAATGCCTAAGGGTATTATTCGTTACAACTTCACCTAAGAAAACCCACTAATAGTTTGGTAGGTCTCTTAGCCCTTTGAGACCTACCAAACCTAAGTAAGATAGGAGTACAAAAATGCCAGCCACATATGTAACAGCTGCTACCTTGAAGGCTAGCCTGGGCGTTGGCACTCTGTACGATTCTTATACCTGGATAGAGGACACCTGCCAAGCCGCACAAGATTTAATAAACGGCTTTTTGTGGTTTGATAGCGCGCCCGTAGTCGGTACCGCGTTGGTGTCTAATGTCGCTACCGTTATGGTTGCCAACCCTGGCATATTTACTACGGGCCAATCAGTAACTATTGCTGGGGCTGGTTCAACTTTTAACGGTACTTATACAATTACGGGCACTATTCCATTTAGCACAGGCACAGCTAATATCTTGCCTGCATTTAATATGCAACTTAACTATTGGCAATTCCCACAGGGCTACAGCTTTATTCAATATGCTAAAACTGCTAGTGACCAAAACTTTAGGCGCGTACTGCCTTACGGCACTATGACAGGTGACGATACAAAAACTGCCACCTACGCCAATACCCCAGCCATTAACGCTGCAGCTCTAATGCTGGCAGAAAATATCTGGACGTCTAGATTCAGTACTCAAAACGGCGGCACTAGCCTAGATGGTTACAGCCCTAGCCCATTTAAGATGTCTAATACGCTTATGGCATCCGTACGCGGCCTTTTAGCCCCGTATCTTTCACCCGCGGGTATGGTGGGATAAAATGCCAGCCGCTATAACTACCTTGCGTACAACTATTGCTACAGCCCTTGCTAACCCTGGCGTGTGGACAGTATTTAATTATCCGCCAAGTACTATGCAAAGTAGCGCCATAGTTGTATCGCCCGCAGACCCATATATCACGCCAAGTAATAACTCACAAGCTGGTATAGCGCCTATGGCTAATTTTAGAATTATTATGACCGTACCGATGTTCGACAATGCCTCAAACCTAATTGGTATTGAGGATACGATAGTGGCCGTATTTAATAAATTGGCATCTAGCTCTATCGTTTTTAATGTTAGTGCAGTATCAGCGCCCAGCGTATTAAGCGTTGCTAGCGGTGACTATTTAACTGCAGATTTACAACTATCCGTACTCACGAGCTGGAGCTAACTAATGGCACTTACAGATGAAGAAAAAGCGTTTTTAATCAAAATTGGCCAAGAGTTGCCAGTAGAGGTTAAAGAGACAAAACCAAAAGACACACCTACCGAGAAAATAGGAGAATAGCCCAATGGCGATTTATCTATCCAATACCGTAGTGGCTACCCTTAACTCGGTAGTCCTATCAGACCACGTTACAAGCGCAACTATTAACCGTGCCTTTGATGAGTTAGAAGTTACAGCTATGGGCGATACAGCGCACAAGTTTGTTAAGGGCCTAGAGGCTAGCACTATTACTCTAGATTTCTTAAGCGATACAGCTGCAGCAAACGTAAACGCAACTCTGCAAGCTGCCTGGGGTACAACTGTAGCCCTGACACTTAAGCAGACAAGCGCCGCAGTATCAGCGACTAACCCGCTATACAGTACTACTGTTTTGGTTAATAACACACAAGATATTAACGGCGCTGTCGCAGACATCGCTACTCAAAGCATTACTTTTACTTGTAATTCACCAATCGTAATTACTACTAGCTGATAAAAAAGAAAAGGGGCTAACACAATGGCAAAACTCAAAATAACAAGGGCTGACGGCACAGTATCGGAGCATCCGATAACGCCAAAAATCGAGTGGGCCTTTGAGTTATATGCTAAAAAAGGCTTTCATAAAGCTTTTAGAGATGATGAAAAACAGAGCGATGTCTATTGGCTAGCGCACGAGTGCCTTAGGTCAGCGGGCGTTGAAGTACCTGTTTTTGGAGCGTTGTTTTTAGATACCTTAGCTAAGGTTGAGGTATTGGACGATGACCCTTCGCAATAGTGGGGCGCGGTAGTTTTGGTTACCTCATAGCGCAGCTAGCCGTAGAGACGGGTATCGCGCCCCAGTATTTACTAGACCTTGATAACGAGATGTTTAAGAATATGCTCAAGGTTATAAACGATAAAGCTAAGGAGCAACAAAATGCCAGTAGAGGTAAGAGGCGCCCTTGAGCTACGCAAGGCTATTAAAAAGTTTAGCCCTGAGCTAGCAAAAGAGACTCGTAAAGAGTTAGCAAACCTTTTAGCCCCTATTGTAAAAACTGCTCGTGGCTTTGTGCCTAATACTTCGCCTTTATCGGGTTGGGGTAAAGCCCCTACAAGTACGGGCAGATTCCCAATATGGGATAGTGCCGCAGCTAAAGGCGGCATAGGTTATAAAACCTCACCCTCAAAACCTAATAATCAAGGTTTTAGAGCTATAGCTCGTATTGTAAACGCAAGTGCAGCGGGTGCTATCTATGAGACTGCAGGGCGCGTTAACCCGCAGGGCAGAGAGCAGGCAGGCCTAAAACCTGTTGTTTATCCTGGTCACGCAGATTTTGGCAAGATGGTGCGCTCAGGTACTAAGAGCCAGGGGCGTAGCTCTAACCCACAGGCAGGTAAACAGTTTGTAGAAGCTATAAACGCTAACGGTCAGATAGTGGATGCTAATAACCAAACTGGGGCGGGCAAGCGCTCTCGTAAAATGAAAGGCCGCGCTATCTTTAGAGCCTGGGCTAATGATGGTGGTAAGACTAACGCCGCTGTGTTAAAGGCTATAGAAAACTCAAAGATTAAGTTTTATAACGCTATGGGGGTTAAATAATGGCCGTTGACCCATCCGTAGTAATAAATATAGCCGCCGAGTACACAGGCAAAAAGGCTTTTAGTAAAGCTGAGACAGCTACAAAGCAATTAACTAAAAGTGTTAAAGGTTTAGCTGGCGCTTTTGGTTTGGCTTTTGGTGCAGCTGGAGCGATGCAAGCCGTTAAGGCTTTTGCCGCCGATGATAAAGCCGCCAAGATATTAAGCAAAACTTTAGATAATTTAGGCCTTGCCTTTGCTGACCCAGCGGTTAAAAAGTTTATAGGTGAATTAGAAAAGCAATACGGCGTACTAGATGATAAGTTACGCCCTGCGTATCAGATGTTACTGACCAGTACGGGCAATTATGTTAAGTCACAAGATTTACTACGTACAGCTCTAGACCTAAGCGCGATGAGTGGCGTTGACGTAGTCAGCGTGGCAGCCGATTTATCAAAGGCCTACCAGGGTAATACCCGTGGCCTAATGAAGTACCAGCTAGGCCTGACTAAAACTGAGCTAGCAGCTATGAGCTTTGAGGAGATTTTAGCCCAGGTGGCTAAGGTCAGTAGTGGCCAAGCTCAGATAGCGGCAGACTCTTACGCTGGCTCGTTAGATAAACTAACTGTGGCAGGTGCTAACGCTAGTGAGTCACTAGGTAAAGATTTAGTTACAGCCTTATCAACTCTAGGTGGCTCGGGTGGCTTGCCTAAAACTCTTGCCCTTGTAGAGTCAGTAGCTAGCGCGGTAGGCGATGCCGTTATCGGCTTTGCTCGTCTTATACGCGTTATAGATATTATTACTGGTAGCGGTAGCCCTATAGAGATGATTAAGCGCCTTAATGCTTTTACTAAAGAGTACAAGGCAGCCGATGCAGCCGAGCGTTTAGCAGCTGCAGGCGGTGGTGGGTTTAGCTCGTACAATGCTAAAAAGGCAGCCGATGCCTTAGCCCTAGCAAACGCCAAAAAGATTACTAAAGAGACTAAGTCAACAGCGGCAGCGGCTTTAGCTACTGCCAATGCTAAAAAACTATCTTTAGCCGTAGATAAGGCTAATGCAGCTCTTGCTAAAGGTAACGACATATTTAACTTAGATGCGATTCAACTTAACGCAGCTTTAATTAACCAAGCTGAGCAACTAGGTAAAGCTACGACTGGGGCTCAAGTACTAGCTATTGCTAATGACATACAGCGCCTTAAAATTAAGCAAGATATAAACGCCCTTGAAGATGCTATAGCCTCAAAAGATACGGCGGCCATTGAAAAGGCTACCGCCAAGCTCAATGAAGATATGAAGATACTAGGCGCTTTGCAAAAACAAGATGCCAAGCTGCTAGATATAAATAACGTTTTAGCTGGTATGAAGTCAACAGACCTAATTAACCTGGCTAACCTACAAGCTGCTCTAGACTTATTAGCTAAGTTTAAGTTTCCCACCCTGGTATTGCCTACGAGCGTGGCAGCTGCAATAGCGCAAACTAACCCTAATGCGGGCATTACCTTTAACCCTAACCAAAACAAAGACCGTAACTATGACCAAAACGTGTTAGGCATAGGCGGCGATATGCCTGCCAGCCTTAACGTGCCAGGCGTTGATTTTAACCCTAACCAAAACAAAGACCGTAACTATACTAATAACGTAATTAACGTAAGTGCGGGCGTAATTGGTGACGAGAATATAATTGTAGATGCCGTACAAAATGCCCTTAATGAGATAGCGCGGCGCGGTTACCTAACTACTTATGCAGGAGCGTTACCAGCGTGACCGTACCAGTAATTAACGCAGTTATTAACTTTAGTACTGGCCCTAGCTTTGCTCAGGCGATGATTTTAGATAGTGGCATATTGGGTACTAACGTGCTAGCAGATAGCGCCAGCGTTATTGTGGACGTATCTAACGTAGTAGATAGCATACAAACTCTTAGAGGCCGTAACGCTCAGACTGACCAATTCCAAACGGGCACTTTAACCCTGCGTATAGTTGACCAAAACGGTGATTTTAACCCTCAAAACCCAGCCAGCCCGTATTACAACTTATTAACGCCTATGCGTAAAGTACAGATTACAGCTACATACGGTGCAATTACTTACCCTATTTTTGCTGGCTTTATTACCAGCTTTACAACTACTACACCTAAAAATGCTAATGACGTTGTTTATACCACCATACAAGCCGTAGATGCTTTTAGACTTGCACAAAATGCACAAATATCTACGGTGGCTGGCACTTCAGCGGGTCAGCTTAGCGGTGCAAGGATTAACGCCTTGCTGGATGCTATTAGCTGGCCAGCCTCAATGCGTGACGTAGATACGGGCCTAACCACAATGCAGGCAGACCCAGGCACAGCTCGTACCAGCCTTGCAGCTATGCAAACTGTAGAGACTAGTGAGTACGGCGCCTTGTATGTAGATGCGGCTGGCTCGTTTGTCTTTCAAGACCGAGCCGTTACAACTGGCAGTAGTGGGGCTACACCTACAGTATTTAACGATAATGGCACAGGTATTAGCTACTTTAATGCGGTATGGCGCCTTGACGATACCTTAGTTTATAACTCAGCCAGTATTACCCGTACAGGGGGCACGGCTCAAACGGCTATAAACCAACCCAGCATAGATAAGTACTTTGTGCATAGCTATAACCAACAAAACCTACTTATGCAAACCGATGCCGTAGCCCTGGACTACGCACAGGCATACGTGGCATCTAGAGCCGAGACAAGTATTAGATGCGATGCTATACAGCTAGACCTTTATACAGATAACTACACAGCTGGCACGGTTGCAGCCCTGGGCCTTGATTACTTTGACCCAGTAACCATTACAACTAACCAACCTGGGGGCTCAACCCTTACTAAAACTTTGCAGGTATTTGGCGTGGCTCAAAGCATCACGCCTAACAGCTGGAAAACAACACTTACCACTTTAGAGCCAATTATTGACGGCTTTATATTAGACTCATCCATATACGGTTTGCTTGACAGCGGCGTATTAAGTTATTAAGGAGATAGGACTATGGCAGCTGGATTAGGTTTTAAGACCTTTACTACTGGCGAGGTACTTACGGCAGCTGACACTAACGGCTACCTAATGCAGGGCGTTTTGGTGTTTGCCTCATCGGCGGCCCGCGCTGCAGCTATTACCTCACCACAAGAGGGGCAATACTCTTACCTTAAAGATACAAATAGTACTGAATACTATGACGGGGCTGCCTGGATAGCTGCACCTATTGGTGACATTACAGGCGTTACAGCTGGCACAGGTATTAGCGGCGGAGGCACAAGCGGCACAGTAACCGTTACTAACTCTATGGCTACAGAGATTACTGCAGCTGGAGACATTATCGTAGGTACAGGCTCAGGTACTTTTGATAATCTGCCTATTGGTACTACTGGCCAATTATTGACAGCAGATACAACAGTTAGCCCGTATAAAGTAAAATGGGCTACGCCTGCAGCTGGCGGTACAACTTTTAGCGGTGCAAGAGTTACAAAATCAGCAAGTCAATCTTGCGCAAATGCTACTTATACAACAATCACTTGGAATCAAGAGCCGTTAGATGTTGGCGGTTATCACGACAATGCAACCAATAATACACGCTTAACAATACCAACTGGAAAAACTGGTTATTTTTTAGTTCAATGGAATTTTCACCCATACAATGTAAGTGGTTGCTCTTACAAATTATTAAAAAACGGCAGTAGCATTGCGGAGTGGAGTGATTCATTTAACTGGACATCAGGAACAGAGGTAGATTTCACTAATCAATGGCTTGGTGCTTTATCTGCTGGCGATTATGTCGAAGTTCAATTTCAGCAAACTACTGGTGGCGCAAGAAATGTTTATGGCGGAACTGGCACATCAGAGCCATCTTGGTTCCAAATCACATATTTAGGAGCATAAAAAATGGATTTATTCACACAAATTACAACAGTTTATCCAGAATTAACTTCAGAGGATTTTGGTAAATTAAACACTATTGAATTGCGTGATGATGGCGATGGTATTCAATATATCTCCCAATGGAATTTTTCTAAGCCAATTCCTGACGGGTTAAAACTGGGCAAGTAATGCAGACTAGCTATAACGGTTGGCCAGCATCTAAAGAGCAGGCCGAGATAGGCATAAAGTCTTACAAGGTAGAGGGCACAAGCCTTAAACTGCGATGCGCTGAAAAGGTATCGCCCTTGCTTATTAACTTTGCTAAAGAGTTTAACGAGCTAATAGAGCCGCTAGAGGGCGGTGCGCTAGATGATTGGGGCTACTGTTACAGAGATGTAAGAGGTGTGCCAGGCAAGTTAAGTAATCACAGTAGCGGCACAGCTATAGACCTTAATGCGAGTAAGCATCCTTTAGGCAAGGTAGGCACCTTTGATGCAGCTAAGGTACCTATGATTAAAGCTTTAGCTAAAAAGTACGGTTTAACGTGGGGCGGGGATTGGGCTAGAAAAGATGAGATGCACTTTGAGATAAACCTAGATGCGGCTAAAACAGCTGCACTAATTACTAAGTTAGGAGCAAAAATATGAGTGATTTAGCACAAGCCAATATACCTAATAGCACGGTAACGCTTTTAGCCTCAGCTGCACGTACTACAACTGCATCTGCAGCTGGCGTTAGTGGATTTTCAGCGGCTAATAATCTTGTAATTCAATTAAACGTGACCGCAGCAAGTGGCACTTTACCTACGCTGGACGTAGTAGTACAAGATACGGTAGATGGCACAAACTACGGCACTATCGCTACTTTTACCCAGGCCTCAAGTGTTACTAAAGAGGTAATACGTTTGGCTACACCTTTTACAGACACCCTACGGGTAGTTTATGTAATTGCTGGTACTACCCCATCCTTTACCTTTTCCGTACTGACCTACGCAGACGCTTAAAAAGCTTGCGTTATTAAATCAACTAAGGGCAGAAAAGAGCTAATAAATGAAAGAGCAACTAAAGGCAGCCGCCTTGTCTTACCTACGTGCAGCTCTATCGTGCGTGGGCGCCTTGTATCTATCGGGCATTTCAGACCCTAAAGTACTAGCTAATGCTTTTTTAGCTGGGCTAATTGGGCCAATACTTAAAGCTATAGCACCTAATGAGAAGCAACTCGGGATAGGCTCTAAGTAGGTGTCGCAAGCCCAGGCATATATAGCGGTAGCGTTGGGGATTGCTACCCTTTCAGGGCTTATGGCTGGGCTTGTGCGCCATCTTGTTAAGTACTACCTATCTGAGTTAAAACCTGACGGTAACGGCGGCCATAACCTAGTAGGCCGTGTTGAGCGTATAGAGATACGAGTAGACCGTATATACGAGATGTTGCTAGAGGACAGGCTTAATAAATAGGGCGTGTCGCGTTGCCTTTTGTCGGTGGGTAGGTTCATACTTTAACTACACGCTGAGAGGGCTACTCGGTTAGTAGCTTTATCGGCCTTAACAAAGGGCGAAAGATGAACAGTTTAGATTTAATGGTAGTTGGTATGGTTTGCTTATTTATGGGCTTATTTATCTATGCAGCTTATGAAATGGGCTACAAAGTAGGCTTGGGTGAAGGTTACCTACGTGGCCGTAATATTGCTAAGGCGCTAAAAGAAGCTGAGGCCAAGCGATGAGTAATTTTCTAGAAGGATACGAGGATGTAAACGCTCGCATTATTAGGGCGCGTATTGAGTATCCAACCTTGCGCCTAGTGGCATCTATTGAGGATATAGATATAACAAAAGGTTATATTTTAATTAAGGCTGAGGCCTACAAAGAGTACGAGGACCATCTACCTAGCGCTGTAGATTATGCCTTTGAGATGCGCAGCGATAGAGGCGTAAACCTGCACTTTTGGGTAGAAAACGCAGTAACAAGCGCTTACGGGCGCGTTATCGGTTTGCTTACACCTGGGGGCATAGCTCGCAGTACTAAGCAAGATATGGAAAAGGTAGAGGCCCTAAGCGCTAAGGATGTAGCGCCAGCTAGCGAGGATTTATGGGCTACTACACCTGTAGCACAGACCATAGAGGCTGTTAAAAATGAGCTAGGCGGCGTTTACCTACAGGGCAAACCTGAGTGTAAACACGGTGCCCGTGTATGGCGTACTGGCACAAGCGCCAAGACAGGGAAAGAATGGGGCAATTACAGCTGTATCGAAAAGAGCAAAGCAACACAATGCGAGCCAGTTTGGTATATGCAGACATCTACAGGTTGGGCGCCTCAGGTATGAGCGAGCAATACGAGCTAATTAACCTGCAAGCTATGACGGGCAAGCTATTTATAGGCGGTGAGCTGGCAGGTGAGTATAAGGTTGAACAATGCGATAAATGCGCGATGATTACTCAGCTAGATAAGTTTGGGTATCAAAAAAACAGTTATGAAAACATTATATGGTTTTGCAAAGGCTGTAGATGATAGAAAACGAGCAAGAGCTATTTAATTACATTAAAGGTTGGTATCTCAGCGACTTACAAAAAAGCGCTGACCAATACGATAATCACGACTGCACTAGTATTATTTACAGGCTACATATAGAGCTTAAATGTAGGCACACCCATTATGACGAGCTAATCCTAGAGCGCGACAAGTACGAGGCGCTAACACAAGAGGCCGAGCGCCTGGGCTTTACGCCGTTTTATGTAAATGCCACGCCTAAGGGCATCTACGCTTTTAACCTTAAGAAAACTAAAGTTACTTGGACGGTTAAAAAGCTGCCTGCACAGACAGAGTTTAATGATAGGGGCCAGGTTGATAAGACCGTGGCCCTTTTGCCTATCTCGCAGGCGGTGCAGCTATGAATGAGTCAATACGCTTTGAGTGTCGCAACTGTAAAAAGATAACTGAGCAGATAGAGCGCATAGTTACCGATAACCTGCCACCTAACGTTAAAGTCTTACAATGCAAAGTGTGTAGCAAGATGAGCGTATGCCTATTGGTTACTGATGCCGATGTATGAGTATGAGTGTATTAGCTGCTCTATGCGAATAGAGATGCAGCGCTCAGTACACGATGAGACCGAGCCGTTATGTTGCGGTGTATCTATGAGGCAGATATACGGCTCAATAGGTGCCATATTTAAGGGTACTGGATGGGGCAAAGATGCTTAAAATAGGCTCATTGTGTACGGGTTATGGTGGTTTAGACCTAGCGGTTGAGGCACATTTTCAAGCTAAAACTGTATGGTGTGCCGAGTTTGATAGGTACGCTAGCCAAGTTATTGCTACTCATTTTAATATGCCTAACTATGGAGACATTAAATCTATTAACTGGGCTGAGGTTGAGCCTATTGACATACTTACGGCTGGGTATCCCTGCCAACCGTTTAGCCACGCAGGTTATAGAAAAGGTACAGATGATGCGAGACACATATTCCCGTACATTTTGGAAGCTATTAGCATACTTAGACCCAGTTGGGTCATCCTGGAAAACGTCCGAGGACATCTCACTCTTGGACTTAAAGACGTTTTACAAGGGCTTGCCGAGCAAGGGTACGATGCAAAATGGCAGATTGTACGCGCTTCGGACGTCGGAGCGCCGCATCAGCGGGCAAGACTATTTATTATTGCCTACCCCAACAGTAATGCACGTACGCAATCACGACGAGACGATAGAGGCATTTCAGGCGAGGGAAAAGAAATCCTCAACGGGTCAGATAGGCAAGTCAACTGGGCTAGCAATAAGGATGATAGCGACACCAACAACCAACATAAGCCACACCACGGGAAAATGCAGGGATTGGGGCGCCGATTTATTGCACGATGTGAAATGCACTTGCAAAACCCGCCAAATGCGTTGGATACAGACGGCAAACTAAACGCTGAGTTTGTTGAATATATGATGGGTTTACCGTTAGGTTGGATAACTAAGACAGGACTATCTCGGGCTCAACAATTAAAAATACTGGGTAATGGTGTTGTACCACAGCAAGCTGAGTATGCGATTGAATTGCTCACATCCGATTGGGGCATAGATGAATAGTTATCCACAGAAGTTATCCACAGGTAGTAATAACGGTGGAAACACGCCCAACGATACGCTCACTATTGCGCCTTACTTGACTAAACGAGTACGCTCCATACTCGCAGGCGAGCCGCTGAGGCGGATAGCTCGCAGGCGTAGTTTGGTGCTATTGGGTGTGCTATGTGTAATTAGCATTACGCCTGCATATGGATACAACCCAAACGTAGAGAGCTATAAGTTATATGCTCATATGAAGTTGGGTAATGATAAGTCTTATAGATGTTTAGTCACTTTATGGACTTTAGAAAGTAGATGGAATCCTAAGGCAGATAACCCTAAGAGCAGCGCATACGGCATACCACAGTTACTTAATATGACAGAGACTAATCCATATAAGCAAATAGACTTAGGACTTAAATACATAACACACCACAAGCTATACAAGGGTGATACGTGTAAGGCGTTAGATAGACATAAGAGGGTAGGGCATTACTAATGGCTAACCGTGGTGACCCTAGATTAAAGCGAGCTTATCGTGATGG